AAAAAGAAGTCTGCCAAGAAGCTCGAGCGTGTACCGTGCGGAGACCAGTTTCCGAAGTGCCCGTACATTAAGGATGCACACAAGAGTGCTACAGAGCTTGATGACCAAAAGCTGGTGATATCAGGCGTTAGAAAAGAATTGAGAGCTATTAAGTCGAATATTCAATCACTACTGAGCAAAGGGCTCTCTGACCGACTGCTTAAGTATGAAGAGATCTTAAAGAAAGAAAGCTCCTTGAGAATTGCTCACTCTGACCTTCGTATTGAGATGAAAGAAACTGAAAGTGTTCATCAAGATGCGATAAATTCTCTAAAGACCGGAAAGAAGCAGTTGAGAGAGATGCGTCTTCGGTCTATCGATGAAGAAAAAGATACCGCTATAATAGCAATGAGGAACCAGCTTAAGGATGTAGAGAAAAGAATATCAAATCTTGATGCTGAAAGATTATACATTACAGAGCAGATCAGCGTTTCGAAACAGAAAAAGACAACCTTGATTCAAGAGAATCGCCGGTTTGGGGCTGTCAAGTCGAGGTGGGAAACATACAACGTGTTTACCCAAGCTGTTGACAAGAAAGGTATACCTCTGACGATACTGTCATTACAATTACCACAGATTAATAGCGAGCTAGTCAAGATTCTTCAGGGTGTAGTAAACTTTGACCTTTCTCTCGAGGCAGATTTAGACTCGAACAACATGGATATTTTTATAGACTATGGAGACTCTAGAAGAATTATCGAGTGTGGATCTGGGATGGAGAAGATGATTTCTTCATTGGCATTGCGGGTTGCATTGATAAATGTCTGTAACGCTCCAAGGAGTGATGTATTGATTATTGACGAAGGCTTTGGAGCGTTAGATGATAAGAACATCGAGGCATGCTCAAGACTCTTAGAGTCTCTTAAGAAGTACTTCACAAATATTCTTATCATATCTCATGTTGACGCCATGAAGGATGTCGTTGACAACGTTCTAGATATCCAAAAGAACGGTAAGGATTCTTATGTCAAATGCGTATGATGTATCTTACGTCCCTATAGATTGTCCTATATGCGGATTCATGATGCGTGACACCAAGGATGTAACTCAATACTACAGCACTAAGTGCTGCATTGATTGCTGGATTGGCTTTTTAGAGCCGATAAGAAAACTAAAACGTGATGAAGGATATTTACCTACAGGTAGTGAGATTGATTCTTACCGAAATAGGGTAGCCGCTCTTATGAAACTTGGAGAATAGAAGTGTTAAACTTAAAAGAAATCAGAGCTTTAGCTCAAGCAACAGAGACTTCATGGGGATACTCATCTAAGGATAGAAAAGTCACCAGTAAGCTAAATGGAAATGTTCTAGAACTACAGATGATGTCAATAGTACAGTTTGCCAGCGAGAAAGCGCTAAGCCAACAAATCCAGGCTCAACGTGAATTTGCAAATGATGTGTTTTCAGAACAGCTCAAGAGAATAAAGCAAGAATTTAAAGAGTCTGTAGATAGAGCTCTTGTAGCTAAAGAGATCGAGCGTGATGATGACGTAGAGCTGATATCTGCGACATCTAACTCGCCGCTGAAAATCGCATATTTTAGAGCCAACGTAAAACTTGAAGTTGGGTAGATATGCCTCCGTTGAACAAACAAAAGCAGATAAGCGAGATTGTAAAGTGTGGAAAAGATCCAGCATACTTTATAAATCGCTATGTACAAATCCAACATCCCATGAAGGGAAGAATTGCATTCCACACCTTTCCTTTCCAAGATGATTGCTTACAACAGTTCAACGATCATAGATTCAATGTAGTAGTCAAGTCTCGGCAGTTAGGTCTTTCAACCCTAACTGCTGCCTATGCTGTCTGGCTGGCTATGTTCAGAAAAGACAAAAGCATTCTGGTAATCGCCACGAAGTTAGCAGTTGCTCAAAACTTCATTAAGAAAGTCAAGGTTGCACTGTCTGGGATACCACAATGGATGTGGATAACTGAAATTACTGCAAAGAACACACAGGCGATAGAGTTCAGTAATGGTTCTCAAATAAAAGCTGTACCAACTTCAGATGATGCTGGTCGTTCTGAAGCCTTGTCGCTGCTAATTGTCGATGAGGCTGCTTTCATTAGAAACTTTGACGAGCTCTGGAAAGGTCTGTATCCCACTCTATCAACAGGTGGTCGAGCTATATTGGTTTCTACTCCTAATGGTACAGGGGGACAGTATTATGACATCTACCACGGTGCAGAGCAAGGTACAAACGAATTTAATTCCATAAAGCTTCCTTGGGACGTGCATCCAGAGAGAGATGATGAATGGTTTAACAAAGAAGCTAGAAATCTAAACAAGCAGCAAATTGCACAAGAGTTGCTGTGCGATTTCCAAGCGTCTGGTGACACTTTCTTGTCTACTGAAGACCTGGCCAGACTACAATCTGGGATACGGACGCCTATAGAAAAGTGGGGCCCTGAAAATGCAGTATGGGTGTGGAAATATCTCAAAGAAGGTCATAACTACGTAATATCAGCAGACGTTTCCAGAGGCGATGGCGCTGATTATTCCACATTCCATGTAATAGATACTGGAGAGTCAGAGGTTGTTTGTGAGTTTAAGGGTAAGGTTCCGCCTGATCAATTAGCTGTGCTGCTTGCTGAAGCTGGCAGAAGATACGGTAATGCTGTTCTTTGTCCAGAAAGTAATACGTACGGGTATGCAGTCTTGATGAAACTCCAGGAAATGAACTACCCCAACATCTACTTCTCTAAAGAGAAAGATAAGTACAACGCCATGTACGGCGGCGGTTCCCTCGGTAAAGCTGGCTTTTCAACTCAAGGCGCTAGTAGAGCGAAAATATTGACAAAGATGGAAGAGATGATTAGAAACAATAGGGTCTCCATATACTCTTCTAGAACTGTTTCAGAGTTTAAGACTTTCGTCTGGAACGGTTCGAAAGCTCAAGCTCAGCGTGGGAAGAATGATGACTTGGTCATGTCTTTAGCGATCGGCTTGTGGCTCTACGAGTATTCATCTAAGAAAACCAGAAAATCATTCGATATGAATTCAGCAATGCTGGCCGCGTTCGGAGTGAACAAGAAGCGATCAGCGAACTACACACCTCCGAGCAAGTATTCCTACGAAATGAATTATCTAGCGAGAAAAGGGATGCCAGTTGAGATGGATGAATCACATCCCGCTATTTCTGGATCAATAGATTTTAAGTGGCTGCTATCGTGACTATAATAGTTAAGTTGTAAGTAAGGATTAGTATGGCTGAGAAGGGTAATATATTTCAGAGATTGACGCATCTGTTTAGGAGCGGACCAACAGTCAAAAGACGTGTTAGGTCATCTGTCGCTTCGAACATGAGGTCCTCTGCTGTTGAGACATTCCGTCGTGCTCACAACGACGTGTACTCTAACACATTAAGCGCATATGGTTCTTTCGACAGAATGTCAAGATACAGCGACTTTAGCGAAATGGAAGCAACTCCTGAGATCGCGTCAGCTCTTGACATATATGCTGAAGAAACTGTCTCGCCCGATGAACATGGCCGAGTGCTACATGTATACTGTGAAGACGACCTTAAGAAGGAAATACTCGAGTCTTTATTTTACGATACGTTAAACGTAGAATTTAACCTTGTGATGTGGGTAAGAAATCTCTGTAAGTACGGAGACTTTTTCTTATTTAACGATATCGATCCCAATTATGGTGTTGTGAATGCTTACCCTATCCCGATATCTGAAATTGAGAGAGAAGAAGGATTTGATCCAGAGAATCCGTCTGCTGTTAGGTTTCGTTGGCTCACACAAGGAAATCAGTCGCTAGAGAACTGGCAGATATCTCACTTTCGTCTGTTAGGAAATGACGCTTTTCTTCCTTATGGCTCCAGCGTCCTTGAGTCAGCACGAAGGATTTGGCGCCAGTTAATCCTCATCGAAGATGCGATGTTGGTCTACAGGGTGATTAGAGCCCCTGAAAGAAGGGTTTTTTACGTTGACGTAGGTAATGTTGCTCCTGAAGATGTTCCGAACTATATGGAGCAAGCAACGTCTGTCCTTAAGAAGTCACCTGTCATCGATAAGTCGACCGGAAAAGTTGACTTAAGATATAATCCACTCAGCGTTGATGAAGACTACTTTATTCCTGTTCGTGGTGGAGACAGCGGTACAAGGATCGACTCTCTAGCGGGAGGTCAGAACACAGCTGCTATCGAAGATGTCGAATACATACAGAAAAAGCTGTTTGCTGCTCTGAAGATACCAAAAGCGTATTTGGGCTACGATGAAGATATTGGTGCTAAAGCAACACTAGCGCAAGAAGATATTCGGTTTAGCCGTACTATACAGAGGATTCAAAAGACAGTTATCGCTGAACTTAATAAGTTAGCGATGATTCACTTGTATGTCCATGGGTTTGACGGTGAGGACCTGCTCGATTTTGAGTTGAAGTTATCAAACCCATCATCTGTGGCACAGCTACAAAAGCTTGAATTGATATCGCAAAGGTTCGATATATCTGGTAAGGTACCAGAAGGGATGTTGGATCGTAGATGGGTGCAAAAGAATGTCCTCGGTCTAACAGACAAGCAGATAAGCGAAGTCCAAGAAGGCAGGATCCAAGACAAAGTCGATGATGCTAATGTTGAAGGCGCTGGCGCAGAAGGTGGTGAAGCTGGAGGCGGAGGCGCCGGCGGCGATGATGAAACTGGCGGCCTCTTCTCAGCAGACATTCCATCTGGAGGTCAGCTATTGACAGCTGAGCCTTCGACTGGTTCAAAACTTCATGATCCAGCTGAAGATGATGAAGATGAAGATTTTGTAGACATCAAGTCTTTGTCTATAGATGACGATAATTCTCCAATCAAAGCGCAATCAGCTTACTCTAGACAACCGAATTCAAAAACATCGAGAGGCCCAGAATCTACACACATGCCAGACTTTGCGGGCATGGTAATGAATAAGAGGTCACAAGATTCTATGAGGCGCCCTTTTGGTGATGACTACCTTCGTCCTGCGTTTGAGGGTATGGATCATTCTGATGATGATAGTTATACACATAGAACCAAACTTCGTTCTCCGATGACTCCGGAAATGAAGTCTGTCTATAAGTCCTTAGTTAATATTTTGAGTCCACAAGGCGGAGTGCTTTTATCGGAAGCAAACAATAATGAGGAAGACAATCCTCTTACAGAATACGATGCCGGAGATATAGATGAAAGTTAAGCATAATAAGAAAAGAAACGTCGGACTGCTGTTCGCCCAGCTTTCCCAAGCAGTATCAGAAGCTATGGTCGAAGGCGATGTGAAGAGAGCTAATAAAGTTCTCTCCCTGATGAAGCAACATTTTTCACCAGGTACAGAGTTGTTTAAAGAGTTCAGACTGTTTAGAGCGATCATGGTAACTTCCGTTCCATCAGATTCGTTGGCGACGTC